TGTCCAGTATATCCATGAGTATTCTGGTATAGGAAGTTTTGAGATAAAGATACCTACCATAGAAGAGAGCCGGGAGTATCTGGTGTTCGGCAATTATATATATTTTGAGGATGGCATTGTCGGAATAATAAAAGGGGTAAAGGACTCCGAGGATTCTGATGTAGAAATTACAGTATGCGGTTATCTTGTCAATCATATATTGCAGTACAGGAGTTTTCTGCTTACCACAACATATTATGCTACTGTGAGCAATGCGGTGAGGCAGATGGTTACTGACCTGTTTATCAGCCCAGAAGATGCCAGAAGGGCTATAGATTTTATAACTTTAAGCTCTGATTCTGAATATATTCCCTCAATATCTGGCAATAAGACATTTCAGAATACTGGTGACACTTTATTTGATTATCTGCACGAAGCTTTGGTAGAGTACGATTTGGGTTTTGAGCTATATCCTGTCGTGCAGAGTACCGGGTCAGGCGAAAACCTTCAGGCTTTGGAGTTCAGGATCATAACTCCTGTAGACAGAAGCATAGGCAACGCCCAAAGCAATACGCCCGTTGTGTTCAGTTTTGACCTTAACAATTTGTCACGGCTGGAATATGAGGAGGACGGCAGGGTGTACGCTTCTACCGCGATAGTGGCTTCCGAGGGCGAGGGGCAGGACAGGAAGGTTAAAGAAGTGGGTGATCTTGTCGTGTCCGGGATAGACAGGATAGAGCTGTATGTGGACGCAAGGGATCTCCAGGAGAGTGAAGAGGTTACAGAAGCGCAGCTGTATTCTCTGATGGAGCAGAGGGGGCTGGAAAAGCTGGAAGAGCATTTAATTTTTGCCTCTGCCGATGGTACTGTCATAACAGGGAGTATGCAGTATAGATATGGAACAGATTTTAAGCTTGGGGATTATGTGTCAGTATTCAGCAAAAGGCTGAATAAAGTGTTTACGTTTCAGGTGACGGCGGTAAAAAAATCTTTGTCTGGCGGCAAGGAAATATTCGATATAACTTTTGGCAAGGACAGACTGGATGTAAGGAGGTTAAAGGATTAGGGCATGGCAGAGACAAGCGGATTCTTTCAGGCAGAGTGGGATGATAATTTAGAAAATCCCATAACAGAAGAAAATACTGGATGGTGGGACAGAAGCTATGTGGCTTCGCAGTTTGCCAATTATTTTAAGCTTTTTGTAGGAAATGGGGTGTTCGGATCCCCTACCGATCAGCTTTTGGTAAGCCCCGGAGAAGGGCTTTCGGTAGTTGTTTCCCCAGGTTGGGCTTTTATAAACGGTATGTGGTATCATAATGACGCAAGCAAGCAGATAGTGATACAGGCTAACTCTACTGCAAGCGCGAGGATAGACAGCATAAGGGTGAGGTTTAATGATGCCAACAGGAGCATAACAGTTTTAGGCTTTACGGGGGACACCACTCTTGTAAGGGGTTCCAACATATATGACCTTGAGCTTGCACAGGTGACTGTCAATCCTTTGGCAACAGCCATATCGGCGGCAAATATAACTGACAGACGTACAAACGAGGCTGTATGTGGTTTAGTAAAAGGTTTAATGGAAGTTGAAACTACTGCCGATCTGTTCGCGCAGTATACGGCGCAGTTCATGGAATGGTTTGATGACATGAAGGATCAGCTGGATCAGGATGCCGCCGGACACTTGCAGTTAGAAATAGATGCAATAAACGAACAGCTGGTGTTTGCCACTTCAGCCCAGATATCAGCCATAGTAGGGCATACATATAGCGCATAAAGGAGGAAAGGGTTATGGCTAATATAGTAGATACAGATGCTTTAAATCAGTACGATCAGGAGACAAGCACGTTTACAAGCGGGGATTCTTCCTCTCCTAATGCTTGGCAGTCTGTAAGTGTCCTTGCAAGCGGGGAGACTAAGCCCTCCATTTTTGCGAAGATATCTAAAATGTTTGCCAATATAAGGTGGCTGTATAACAATAAAAGGACAACAGGGGCGTTTGACAGTAAAAGTGATACTGTCACTTTTACATCAGAGGATTCGTCTTATCCGTCAGGGTTAAAAAATGTAAATTTATTTGCAAGTGGATTGACTCATGCTACGTTGCTTAATTATATATCAGCAATGATGAATAATTTAAGATATATGCAAAATACTTGTGGAGTAGGCTCCTTTACAACTACAGATTTAGAAGTTGTACGAAGCTTTCCAACGGGAGTAACAAATACAAATGTTACTTTTACTAAAACATGGGTATCTTATCCAACTGCAAGAAATTTGACTAAAATGTTAAGTCTTGATCTTCAATGTGAAGGATCGACTTCAGTTGTTAAAACATATACTATCTATCTTTATGCTGATGCAGCTCCAGAAAATATGTTGCAAGTTGTGGCAGTAAATGATGATGGTGATTATGGTATTTTGGAGTATCGTCCTACAGCATCACTAGGTCAACAAGAAAGGCTAACCCTAAGAGTGAGCAAGGTTTCGCAGAGTTCGACAAGCAAGCGTGTTAGGTTATCTTTCTTTTATTTATAATTTTATGAAATATTTGGCATAGTTTATCTTGACATTTACCAGCTCATATATTATTATAATACCCAAGCAGAACAGGCATATTTAACTTCCCCTTTAATGTCTGTTCTGCATAACCCCCAATATATACGGAAAGGAGGAGGAAGCCGTTTGAATGTAGCTTCGATAGTATCTTTAGCAGTAGGAATTATAAGCTGCACTATAGGTGTTGCGACTTTTGTATCAGCACAGATAACAAAGGCGAGGCAGGACGGGGTCCTGATTGAGAAGGTAAATACCTGTATTTCTAATACTGAAGAGATCAAGAAAGATATCAAGGAGAAGAACAGGGAAATAGATAGCGTTATAGATGAACACTCTAAGGCTATCATTAAGCTTCAGACAGAAATGAAAACAGTTTTTAAGCACATAAATTTGGAGAGTTCGGTATGAACAGTTTTGAGACAGAAGAGGGCAAGAACGAGAGCCAGATGGACAGCACTAACAAGCTCTTGTTAGAAATGGTCAAGAACCAGAAATTAAATGCAAAAAATCTTATAAAAGTGTTTGTGACAATAATAATCTGCTATACAGTTTTGCTTTTGGGAATGGTAGCAGGCTTTTTTATTTACGAGAGCCAGTTTGAAACGATAGAAGGGGAAACGGAGTATGTGGTACAGCAGGAGGCTACTTCTGATAATGGAGGTAATGCTATAGTCAATAACGGTGGTGATGTAAATTATGGCGAAAGCAGTACAGAAGGTGGTAGGAAAAACCCATTTCAGAATAAAGACAAATAACACGGCAAGCAAAACAAGGGCAAAGGGCGGCAAAGGAGGCAATTCAAACAGATGCCCTGCCTGCGGTAGGTATATATGACAAAGCATATACAGATCAAACATAAGATCAAAAGCATAAACCGAAAATCTGATTTCAACAGCCTTTTAGAGGAGAGTATGCTGAATGAAACGGAAAAGCTGATGATGAAAATGTATTATGAGGAGAACAAGCAGGTAGATTATATTGCAGATTGTCTGGGGTACAGCCCACAAGGGATAGTTAAAATGCACAAAAGAATACTTAACAGGCTAGAGTCATTGCTGTAACAAGGATGTTCGGTAATGGCTCTATTTTTTTGCGTATAATTCCAGTACATTTCTATTACATTTCTTTTATATTTACCGTACATTTATTATTCCTCCCGGCATATATAATTCTGTATGTAAGGAGGTAAGGTCCCATGTATCAGATAATAGCGACAGACGATTTTATAAGCGTAATGAAAGATATACCGTTGAAACACGCAGGGATCCTGACGAGTTCTTTTGTCGCGATTACAAAAATCCCGGATATAAGCTCCCAAGATCAGGATTTCATGTCAGATTTGCTTTCTCAGATTAAAAATCAGGAATTGGAATAAAGGAGGAAAATGTTATGCCAGGATATCCGGCTTATTATCCTAACTATCAGCAGCAGTACGGGCTTCCCCAGATGCCCGTAAATAACCCTATGAGTTATATGGCTCCTTCCATGCAGCAGCAGTTACAGCAGCAGTCTGTGCTTAACGGCAAGATAGTGGAGAGCATAGATAATGTGAAGCTTACTGATGTTCCCATGGACGGCAATAGTTTTTACTTTCCGAAAGCAGACGGCACGGAAATATATACAAAAAGGTGGCTTGCCAATGGCAGCACGGAGGTAGCTGTCTTTAAGAGGGTAATGGAAGAATCTCAGGAAGAAGTGGAGAAATTTAATTTTGATGAAATGGAAGGTAACATTATG